AAAATCAAACCGTTCAGAGTTAATCATAGTATGTTAAGGTTTGCCATTGGTACACCTTGGGGACCAGCATTCACAGGTCCATGAGGCAATGAGTTGAAAGACATAGTATAGCGATCTTTTTTACCGCTATGGGGATTGCTATAATGTCTTAACCATCCAGGGAAGATAAGAAGTTTACCAGGTTCTGCCTTGATATTTTCAAAGGGTCCGTCGAAGTAATCACGAATAATCTCCAAGGTATCAAGATTACGGATATCAACAGGGTCTTGAAAGACAGTATCACTTCCTTCGGTGAAGTAGTATACGCCAGAGAGATAAGAATAATTGTGACGATGAAGAGGATGACCAGCACCTGAACCAGGTGGTGCCCAATTTGCCCAAGACAAAGAGATACGAAGTTCCTCTGCTTGGAGTGCAAGGTCGCAACGAATGTAGTCCAGACAGTCATGGAAGAATCCAGTTAAAGGCAGCATCTCATCTTCCTTATGTATGTCTCCCCGACTGGTACGAACACCAGCAGGAAAATTATACATTGCCATCTCTAAGGTTTTAATGTATTCCAATGCCTGATCAGAGATTGCCATGTCATCACCTTCTAGGCGAAACTCATAGACTCTCGTTGGAAATAACTCATGGGTTTTTATCATTTAAACTCACACTCCACCATCACGAAGTCCTGTTCTTGGATTGATTGGAAGTTTGGTTGACTTTTTAACAATGCGACCTTTACTATTAGTATTTACTTTACGAAGACGAGAATTAGCATAAGGGTTACCAACATTTTTCCAGTTCATGCCATTAGCATATTTGTTTTCTGAATCAAGTTTAGTTACCGTTTGAGAAATCTCCACCTCTTCTACATGAGAAAATGTAAACCAAGAACATTCATATCCAGCATCTTCCCAAGTATAAAAGTATTTTTTATCATAGTCGATATGTAATTTTATTCCACATGATTCAAAAAAGTTCCGAACTTCCTTCGCATTAGCACTGTTAGGTGTGCCATGAAAGTTGTGCGTATATACATAACGAGTTTTTTTCATTTGAATTCACACCTCATCATGATCTCAGTCATGAATGCAACGAGATTGATCTCCTGATCCATGACAAAGTTTGCTTTATATTGATACTCACCGATAACAAGAACTGCTTCGGGAATACTCTTCGGTTGTAAGTATGTATAGAGAGAGTCGTACACTTTTCTCATGATAGCGTGAGGTTCGTTGTCCATGTTAGCGACAACCCACTTCTTAACATCAGTAAACTTACGATTCTTTAAGAACTCCATAAGATCAGTCATGGCAATGTCTGACATCTGACCCAGAATACCTGTGTCAATAATACCCTTAGAAGAATACCGTTGTAGTTCGTTGATTGTACGTCGGAAGTCGGGGAAGTGCTTCATAACAACCTCACGAAGCACTGGGAGTTCAAAGTCAACACCCTCTTGTGCCATGATTGTATGGACACGCTTGAAGAAAGATGCAGCGAGTTGTGCTTTCTCTTTCCCCTTCACATTGAATTCAACAACCGAGCACCGTGAGTGTAGTGGTTGGATAATTTTGTTCTTGTAGTTACAAGTAAAAATAAAACGACAGGTGTTCTGGAACTCCTCAATAAATGCTCTCAGGAGCATCTGCACGTCTTGGGTGGTGTTGTCTGCCTCATCAATGATAAGCACCTTGTGACGTGCCTCAGAGGTCAGTGAGACGGTCGAAACGAATGCCTTGGCACGATTCCTCACAGTGTCTAGAAAGCGTCCCTCATCGGACCCATTGATCACATAGTAGTCAGCACCCAGTTCATTGCATAGTGCCTTAGCAATAGTAGTCTTACCAATACCAGCAGGACCAGCAAGCAGCATGTTGGGGATCTCACCCTTGTCAAGGAAACCCTTGAACATGGTCGCAGTCTCCTCTGGAAGGATACAATCATCAACCGTCTGAGGACGGTACTTTTCTACCCAAAGGAAATCATTCATAATTTAGTGTCAAACCCAGTCAGGTTTACGATGTGGAAGTTTAATATAGTTATCTGCTACCCAGGGTTTAGATGCAATATACATTTTATATGCATCAATGGTAGAGATACTAGTGTCAAGTTTGTACTCATCAGGCATTGCTCTGACGAATGGTGTGGTCTCCTTACCTGACCGACCCTGAGGATCAGCAGTAGGTAGGATCTCTTTCGCTGCTAGAAGAGTCTTCTCGCATGTGTGTACTCTACCATACCTGGCAGTGTACTCGTCGCACATAGCAAGTCCATGAGCAAGCAACCACTGCCAGTTAGTTACAAACTCATTCGCCCACTTGGTACATGGGTGGTTACGAAAAGCACCCTTCTCAGTAGCATAGGGAGTACCGTCTGCTTTGGGAAGGGTGCCAAAACCATGACCCCATTTGTCAGAGCATACAATAGCAAGCATCTGACAGGTCTCTAAGGGCATCTTGACAATGTGCTTGTCAGGAAGAACCACAGCAGACTTGTATGGGGACTGGTCCGTAACGAAGATGTTCATCAGTATTCTGAATCAGGTTCAAGAGCGATCATGAGTTCTAGGTTCTCCACAGTGGAACTCTCACTCATAATACCGTACAGTTTGGCGACCTTACGATCGTAAAGGTCAATCTTGTAACCTTTTGCAGCACGACATGGTTGACCACCAGTCATCACGATAGAAATATTCTCGATCTTCATACAGAAGCAGAACTCTTTGTCAGTCTCACCTAGTTGGATTTCTAGTGTGTTAGCAGTAGAGTTGCGCTTGTCAGTAACAACAGCAGACAGAATACCATTGTGACCTGTAAAGCAAAGGTCTGGCAGTTGATACCCAGATGCAGCAGCAAAGATTTGATACAGGTGATCATTACTGAGTTCAGTAGAGATAGAGGGTTCACCGATACTGTTAATAACATCAGGTGGAACAGTAATCATACGCTCATCAGCATAGTAATACTTCATTCGACTGTTGTTCATGCTGATGTCAACATGCTTCTCACCAAAGTCAACGTCAGGAGTGTTACTAGTATTACGTGAGAGGACCTTGATGGTCTTCATCATGTTACCCAAGTCATAGATGGGTGCAGTACGCTGGAACTCAATGTCTTTGAAAGTGCAGGAACCCAGAATATTCTTGTTGTTAGAGATAGTTGAAACCTTTTGACCAGGTTTAAACATGATAGATGGGTTGATGTTCATGAACAACCCGAGGATTTCTAGTTGTGGTTCAGTAAATTTCATACAGGTCATTGAGGATAGTCTTCTGAGATGGCGTTTTTGTCATTAAAGTGCATTAGGAGCACAGCATAGTGTAGCACTTTTAGAATGTCACGTCTAGCAGTACCCTTCTTATCGTATCGAGATGCATACTTTAAGATGTTGGACCTGCAAAACGATTCGCCATCACCACATGCTTCAATCAAGTCTAGGGTTTGGAATCCCTCTGGACCAGCAGAGTAGTGCTGACTGTATGTTGCACTGATGTAATCTTTAAGTTCTTTAAGGATTGCATCTTCATTGTATTTGTTCATAATTAACAGAAACGTTCAAGTGTTGCAGTGTGTAGGTCAAACCTGTCGGGGTGTTTGTTGAGTTGAATAATGGCATCTCGTTGGAAAGGATTCTGGACGGTTGATTCGTCCCACCAATGAACTACTTTACGAACACCAGAAGTGACAGGTTTTACACGATGGATAATACCTGTTGGATAAATTACAGCATGACCTGCTGGAAGTTTAATACTAACACCAAAGTCACCAAAACGCAACTCTAACTCGCCACCTTCATAGTCAGTTGGGTCATTAAGAAATAGTGTAGTAGACATATCCATTCTCAATCCAGCACCATCAGTAATTTCATCTTGGTGCCAATCGTAGTCTTGTCCTGGATTGTACTTCTTATAAGTGTAACCAGTTCGTCCACTAGAAAGAGTAAGTTCTGGGTGTAGAGAGTTGTCTACTTGCTCATCCAACCATTCGGGGTCAATACCCTTGTCTTCATCAACACGTTTGATAGGATTTACAATGAGAACAGGATCAACTTGGGAAAGGACCCTGGATGTTCCAGAGTCATCAAGAATTTGTGTACGATATAGCATCAGGAGTCAAGAAGAGTAGGGTTCAGTTCAACATTAGCATCAATCTTAGAGTACAGTTCCAAGAAAGCACTCTTAGTTTCATCATCGAAACGGTTAAGGCACAGTTTAATTGCTTTCAAACGATTATTAAAGATAGAGAAAGCACGAATAATGTGAACAAGACGACGTGTGGAGATGACTTCATCAATACCACCCTCAGCAAAAGTCTTACGAATAACATCTGCCCATGTACAAAGGTTTGTAATGAACTCTTCATCACAACAACCCAAATCTGAGCAGTAGTTGTTGAGCATCTTAGTCTCAATACGAGGAATAGGATACTCTTGCTCAAACGTAAGAGGGAAACGCTCCAAGAATGCTTCATTCAACACGTTAGTGCCGATGAATCGTCCATCATCAGAACCCTTACCCTTTGTATTGGCAGTAGCAAATACAGTAAATCCAGGTGCGGGTGTAACGGTGACACCAGTCTTCTTCAAGTACACACCTGTACCTTCAAGAATAGATTGAAGACAAAGAATTTTGTTCGATGCAAGGTCAATCTCATCTAGGAGTAGGACTGCACCACGTTCCAATGCCTCAATAACAGGACCATTGTGCCACACAGTGTTGCCATCAACTAGACGGAAACCACCAATAAGATCATCTTCATCAGTCTCAATGGTGATGTTGACACGAATCAGTTCACGATTGGTCTGAGCACATGCTTGCTCAACTCCCATGGTTTTACCGTTACCAGACAGACCCGTGATGAAAGTAGGATAGAATACACCTGAGTTGATGATCTTTTTCAGATCTGTGAAGTTTCCAAAAGGAACATAGTTTTTATCTTTGGTTGGGATCAAGGTTGAAACCTCAACAGCGGGAGATGCAGAAGGTGATCGATATGTTTTTTCCAGTTCTGATGGAGTCAAGTTCCACTTACCACGACCCACTTTAAACTTTTCAATACGCTTACATACAGTAGGGTATGAAAGTTTAAAGTGGTCAGCAGCAGCAAGAACTTTTGAAGTATCTACCTCAGGTGTAGCGTATGTATCAAGAAAATATGCAAGCAGGTCAGTGATGTTCAAGTCAGATGGGGCAGGCATTGGTTGTCTTGTGTTGATGTAGTTAGTATAGGGCAGAGTGGGGCAGAGTCAGGGGCAGAGTAGACACTATGCAATTTGACCAGCAAACGCTGAGAGCATTTTACGATTCACCGACTTTGACTTCAATGACTTTCGGAACGCAGATCTAATCTGACCCTTGGTGGCATCATCAGCAACCGTCATCTCAGTATCAGCATTGTAAGATCTAGACTGAACTACATACAACTGAGTATAAGGCGACTTAGCAATAGCAACAGATTTATCACGACTAAGTGTCTTACAATATGTAGACCCAATATCAGTCAGACCAAGAACTCTCAGGTATTGACCCAATGCACGATTGGAACAGATACGGAAACCAATAACAGAACACTCAGGATATGTATCACGAATTATATTCAAAAGTGTATTGGTCATAGCATAATGACAATCACAATTGTAATACCGATTACGAGTACGAATAGTAACCTGTTGATTATGAAGATAATAGGGATAAGGATCCTTGTGATAACTTCCTTCCATTGGTTCTTTCATATATGCAGCAGACTGAGACTCACCATCTGTCAGAATAACTAGGTGAGACTTCTCAACACCTGCACTCCTTTGCCACTCACCAAGATACTGTCGCATAACAATTAAGGCATCGTTCAATGGAGTTCCACCAAGACCCATGGTATATGGTGGTGCTGGACGGAACTTAAATACATCCCGACGTTCGTGCCAGTAGTTTGCAACACGGTACATATAATTACACTGACGCTTGAAATTACTTTGATTACCTTCACTAGTCAATACATTAACTAGTTTGAAACGAGGATCAATGTAAAAGTCACCTACCTTAGAGTTTGATACTTGTGGGAGATCCGAAGTAGGAGTATCACAAGGAACACCAAAGAACTTTAACAAGGTAGCATCAGTCACGAAAGTATATACATCGAAAGGAATACCAACTTTCTTACAGAACTGAGCAAGATTGATTACTTGACATACGGTATCGAAGATTTCAGGAGACATAGAACCAGACCAGTCAAGTAAAAATACAAGACCATGATTTTTTCCATCAGTAGTACGAGTTACTTTCTTAAAGATGTCATCACTGAATTTGTAATTATGAAGTTTAGTTGTATCAAGAACACCTGTGCGAGACGTGGTAGCACGAGCATATGATGAGGCAGACTTCTTACACTCAAACTCCTTAATTAGGTAGTTGACATCCTTGGAAGTGTTAATACAAAATTGACGAAACTCTTCATCAACATCTACAAACGGATCGCTCGGAAAGTCTTCATAGTATGACTTCCAATAAGATTCAGCATCATCCCACAACTGTTCATTAGGAACAATTACATTTTTAAAATTAATCTTAGGGAAAGAAAGATATGTTGGACTACTAATACTATTGTTGATTAGATCAGCAGCATTTTCATCAAAGTTACGTTGTGTCTGAACGTTATCAATGTTTGGTTGGATATACTCATATGAAGGAACATCTAGTTGTGCCTCATCATCATTAGATTCACTCTCTGTATCAGGTTCGTCCTCAGTAAACCATGGACGAGATACTTCCTGCTCCTTCCCACTAGAACTTTTAGTTTCTTCATTCTCCTGTTCACGTTTCGCTGCTTCTTCAATCATCTCTTCGTGAGTCATACCACCAGCACCTTGCTTAGGTGGAACACTCATAGGTGTTGATGGTTTTGACTCCTGTTCTTTCTTAGCAAATTCGTAAATGGCAACAGCAGCAGCAATCGCTTCCTCAAACGTTTCAGCGTCCCCCACAGCGTCTCTCAGAGGGGTCTCAGGGGCACTGAATGGAAGCATTGCATATGCACCAATTTTGTAGTGAAGGTTGACTCTATCGATGAGAGACATACTTTCTAGTTTTACATCAGCAATAGCAAAGAAATCATCATCATTGAGTTCTTTATATCCCTGATAGAAATCTTTTCCTAGACCAGGATACTTGCGCTTCATAAGTTTCTCGATACGTGCATCCTCAGTAACGTTCACATAGGACTGAGGACAATCCAAGTTATCAAGGGAGTCATCATTAGGTGTATACAAAGCATGTCCAACTTCATGCCCCACCAGCAGATCATAAACAGTATCACTAGCACGAGTCCACATGGGTAGAGTCAACACCCGTGTCTCAACATTGAACGATGCAGTAGGTACTTGCTTGTGCTCCACCAGGAGGTTCTCGGTAGCAAGTAGACGAGCAAGGGTACTCTTGATCTCTTTTAGCATAGTGTCCTTGTGTGTATACAGATAGTATAAACCCCCCTAGTCAACAGACCTAGGAGGGTAGTACACTTATATAACTGGTCGCTTAACGGTCTGATATACCCATCGCTTACTCAGTAACGACGCTTTCA